GGAAATCTAGTTACATCATTCGATACTCCCGTAACATTCAATCAGAATATTACAGTTGTTGGTGGTGACGGTTCACAACAGAATGTATTCCAGTCTCCTTTGATCATTTCAGTTCAAGATAATGACCTAACGGAAGTTCGAGATTCACTTGTTATTCGTTCTAATGTATCTTCTGTTGATCCTGTAACTGGTGATGAGCAAGATGAGTCTCTTGATAGAACTAACTTTGCTCCTCCAACACTTGGTGATATTAGACTTAGCAAGAATAGAATTCAAGCCGCTATATTTGGATTTAATGCAAGAGGAAAAGGTCAGGCATATGAGTTTAAGACTCATATTACTAACGGTGTTCCTTCTAACATCTCTCCAAATAATAGCAATTTAGTTGCTCAAAATGGAAATCGACTAATCACCAATCAATTTGTTGATTTTGGTGGTGTTGCTGCTAAAGCAGGTGATGTTCTCTTCAAAGGAAAAGAAATTGGTAAGTCTGGTTCACTTGGTTGGATTTTCTCTAACTACTTTACTCAGATTCCTAACAACAACATCTTTACGATTGAATTTAATGGAACTAATGTAGTTAAATTGACATTCAAAGATAATTTGGGTGTTAATATTCCTAATTCTGCTATTGGTATTACTTCTGGATCACAAATTAGACTTAATGATTATATTGATTCTAGACTGACTAATGTTTGGACGGTATTCAGTCCTAATGGTGATGCATTCGACCTTGCAAATAACTATGTTCACTTCCAAGTCAATGATAACATTACCATTGAAACATTAAGTTGGAATGGTGCTGGTGGTGTTCTAAGTTCTGCTCCTGCAGGAACTAATCCTAGTGTTGACTTCTCTAATTCTTCTTGGAAAGAACAGGGTGTTATTGGTGCTGAGACACTTAGAACGGAAACTGAAACTATTGGTGATTACAAATTAGGCGTTAATACTATTGCTCGTTCTGATCACGCTGCATCACAAAATGCATTTATTTCTAATGAAACCGAACCAAGAGCAAACCTAGATGTTGTTGGTAATACCTTCATTAGTGGTAAGAAAATCTTATCTTACTTGACTGAAACTAGTATTATTCATGTAGAGACTGACCAGGATAATGCATTCTTAGTTGGCGGTGATAGCGCGAATCCCAGTGATATTTCTACCTTAAGAGTCATGACCACTAATAGTGGAAGACTAGGTATTAATACTGCTGTTAATGATACTGTTAATCCTAGTAATAACTTAGATAGAAACTTCGTTGTTGTTGGTAATTCTAGATTTACTGATGATGCTAGATTCCAGCAAGACATTGATGTTAATGGTGGAGATATTACTACCACTAACAATGCATTCAATTTTATTAATTCTAATGCACAGATTCTGAATTTTGCCGGTGATGGTCAGATTCTGAACCTTATGAACAACCAAACGGTTGATCAAAGCATTGCAATTGGTAACTCTACCACTAGACAGACAATTCTAGTTGGAGAGGCAACTCAAACTGGTACTCTTAAAATTCATAGAAACACTGATGATGCAACAGTTGATATTGCTACTGTAAGCAACAATGCTACATCCGAGTGTAAGATTACACTTGGTGGTGCATGGGCAACTCAAGCAGATGCTACATCTTATACTAAGATTGGCACATTCTATACTGGAGTTGCGGGTAATCTTGAAATTGGCACTGGATGGGGTGCTGGAACTAGCGAGTCTAGATTATACACCCAAACAAGAGTTGTTAATCTTTTTGATGGTGATCAAACTAACACTGTCAACCTTGCAACGAACGCAACTACGTTTACATTAGGTTCTACTGGTGGTACTACATTCATCAGAAACACTCTTAATGTTCTTGCTTCTACAATTGTTGAGGGTAATATCAGACTAGACGGTGGTCTAAATGCTGGTATTCTCAAGATTGGTAGAGGTAGGTTTGGAACTACTAGAATTCCACATTTAGTTGGTGGTGTTGAAAATCCAAATATTGACTTCTATAAGTATGAGACAACCGGAAAAATTATTGATACCGCTGGTGTATCTCAATGGGGTTCAACAGCATTCTTAGTTGCTGGTGGTCAGATTGCTTCTATTGATACGATTACTAACAATGGTGCTAATAGCAGAACACCTGGAACATATTCTTTCCTTTCTACAACTACTTCTGGTGTTGGATCAGGTGCTACATTTACAATTATTGTCAGATTTGACTATACTATTGATCTTAGTATTGAAAGTCCTGGTGAAGGATATGCTGATAATGAAATTCTAACTATTACCGATTCTCAATTAGGTGGCGGTGGTGGTGGAGACCTTACTTTCCAAGTTAATGGAACTAACTCTGCTGGCACTAGTTATTACTTGCCAATTTCTCAACCTGTTGTTGGAGATTTCCAAGTTGGCGATCTTCTCTTCCTTGATAGAGCAAATGCAGCATCTCCCGATTCGATCGGAACTGGTGGAAATATCATTACCGGATTAAGAGATGAAGCAAAAAGTGAAATTTTACGTATCGTCGGTATTGCAAACATTGCTAATCCACAGGATCCTAATGGATATAGATTAATTGTCAGTAGAGGTGCTGAAGGTACTGGATCATATACAGACCACCCAGACGGTTGTGTTATTTCTAAGTTTACTAAGCAAGCAAATGCTTCTTATATTACAGGTTCTGATCTTGATAACAATGGTCAACTAGATGAACCATTAACTGGCATTGGTAGTGGTTCTGCTGACGTTAACATTGGTGTTGCTGAATTTGGTGGAACTATTTCCACACTTGATTATATCAGACTATCATCATCAGAATTTGTATCAATTGTAGAACTAATTTCAACATCACCACAATCTTTGATTGTTAATGATGGTGGTAATCCTGCTGCTGATGTATTTAAAGTTGAGTCTACAACTGGTGATACTTATATCTTCGGTGATATTCTTGCTGGAGTTGGATTTAATAAGTTCATTGTTGATTCTGGAACTGGTAATACTATTACTCAAGGATCTTTAACCACAAATAATACGATCACACTTAGAGGATCTACTTTTGCTGCAGTCAAGGGTAATCCTGCTGCCACACCACCTTACTCTGATAGTCAACTATTTAAGTTGACTCCTCAAGGTAATACAGAGTTCTTAACTCTTTCAAATGGTGGTAGAGATGGTGTTGTTGAAGCTGTTACTTTCCAAGTTGATACAGCAACGGGAAGCATCTATAGTACAGGAGATCTGGAGTTCTATGGCACTGATATTACAGGTGTTGCAGATCTATCTGTACCAAGACTGATATTTAATAACTCTTCTGGAGACTTCACTACTTATGGTAAGTTATCTGCTCTAGGAACTGGAACATCTACATTTGGTGGTCCTGTTGTAGTTGGTGGTGATCTAACAGTTAATGGTGGTGATCTAACGGTTAACTCTAATGGAACTACAATCTTTGATGTTGCAAATGATGGTGCTGTTACTGTTGCTGGTATCACTGATTACTTCTCACAAACTGGTGGTCGTAAGTGGGTTTATACTGCGGACAGTGTAGTTGAGTGTGATGCAAACGTTAATTACTTTATTAATTGTATTGGAAATACACTTGTCCTTCTTCCCCCTAATCCTCTAATGGGTGATATGGTTCGTATTATAGATATAGGTGGGGCATTAACTTACAATATATCAATGGTTGTTAGAGCGTCTGATGGAAACGGTATTCAGGGAGAAACTTCCAATACTGGCACCGCAATGTTAACTGGAATTTCGCCTTCTTTCTTAGCAAATTATAACGCAGGTGAGTTAGTTGTTCAAACACCTCGTGCTTCGTTTGGATTAGTTTATGCTGGAACTACTGCACCAGATGGTGGACCTGGAGCACCACCTACCCTCAAGGGTTGGTATCTAATGGACGTATAAGCAAATGAGTTTCTATCAATCAGTTAGACAGATGAAAGCTGCCGTTATTGGCAGCATCATTCCTTGGAGTGGTCCCCTATCTGGAATTCCGGATGGGTGGATCATTTGCGATGGAAGTCAACCAAACGCAAAAGATTATCCTTTGCTTGTACAAGCAATTGGTGATACTTACAATGAGGGAACTTCAAATTTGGGAGGGGGATTTCCAAATTACAGTGGAGAATTTAAACTTCCTGATCTTCTTGGTGGAAGAGCTTTAGTTGATATCGAAGGATCATATTTTGCACCATTTGCTGCTGGTGGAACAGGAAATGATATTGATACTGATACTAGCGCCAGACCATTAATTGAACCATTTATTGGTGAAAATACAGATAATGGTATTAATACGGTTTTTAATGATGTAACTACAGACGTTATTTTTACACTTAATGATAGAAATGATTACGTTGGATCAATTAGTGGAAATCAAGAAATTGATGGTCAGGGAGAAAAGACTATTTTTATTGGTGGACGAAAACTAGGACATCAACATATCAGAAATCATCAACATCCTGGATCATACGAAACTATTGCAAGTGTTGCTTCAACACGTCCAGGTCTAGGTGTTGTACCATATGATAATATAGAAATGCGTGTTAATTATGCAGCATATGATGAAACTAATGATATTGCTGATCTTGCTGGTGATAGTGTTGATACCGTTAGAATTGGTTTATCATGGTTTAAAGAAGATACAGAATTAGTTGATAATGGTTCTTTGGCTGAAGTTGTTTCAGAAGGGTTTAGTGGTTTTGGTGGAGGTAGTCCTGGAAGGATGGTTGGTAGAATCAATTCAGAAAATCCTCCAATTAACTTGTCAGCTGGTAATCTGTCAGATAGTCCTCTAGCGCAATGGGGAGAATGGCAACCACTGCCATCAACACCAGCTTCGGGAAGACCTTTTCTTGCAGAAGATGATATAATTCCATATGGTCTTTTTGGTACTAATATTACTGTTCCTAGTGGATTTAGAAATTTCTATCCTGATCAGACATCAGCTGGTTCATATGGAACGTTTGTGAGTAATGAAGGATCCGATTTCTTGGATGACACTATACAGGCACATGTGCATGATCCATTCCAGGTTGTTTATGTTCAAAATAGTTTGAAACCTCAACCTAGATTGAATTCTGCTTTGACTATTCCCAATGCTACTCTTGATAATGCTAGCAACGCTGGTTCTTTACAAATTAATATGAATACAGCACAACCAACATTAACTTGCGTATACATCATCAGGGCATACTAAAATGGCAAATTATACAAACGAGAGAGCAAGATATGGAGGGTGTACAGGACAAATATTAGTGCATTCTTCTCCTAGTTTAGGACCCACTAATAGTCCAACATCTGCAGAATTTAAAGCACAAATTCCTGCTGGATATCTTAGATGTGATGGAAGTATTTTAAATGCTAAAGATTATTATAATCTTGCACAAATTTTAGGAGTTGGTGAAGAAAGTAGATTTGCTAGAGATGGTGCTAATATTAGAGCAGCGGATCCTAGTATCAATGAGTTGGGGCAATTTCAATTACCCGATTTGGGATCTAAAGTTATTATTGGTGGTAGAGGAACTGGTTTGTATAATAATGATTTTGTTGATAGGGGAGTTGAATCTACTGCAGTTACGAACAGAGTTGGTCCTCAAATTGAAGTAACATCTAACTTTGGAAATACGATTACAGCAAATTATAATGGAAATATGCAACTTGCACAAAGTGGACCTGTTAATATGCTTGGTAATCCAATATATGATATGGTACGCGAAACTTCAGAAACTACATTAAATATTGATAATTTTCAGGGACACGCACATAATACTACTACTACTGCGTATTTAAATTACAGTGCTAACCATGCAACAGCTTTCTTCGGTGGTAAAGATTATGCAAAAAAATTAGCAAATAGTGGAGCCGGGCATACGATTGATTTTAGTCGTGATTGGGAAGCAGTATCATCTCATAAACATATTCTTACAACTCCAAATACTTATAATAGTAATTTTACATACTCACATCCAGTGCAAGAAATTGACCTGTCAAGGGTTGCCGCAACAGTTGATGTAGATGTTTCTGATCAAGAAAAACTAGATGAATTGGTCACTCCATTCATTCTTGTAGAATACAT